CCCAAAATGAATTTATTACAATTAAAATTCATGATGGTTTATATGACGAGTCAAATAAATTCTATTTTATGTCTGGTCAAAAAGAAACTAGATTAAGAACACATTTACCATTATTAATGCACCAAGCAGATCATATGGCGGCTCAAATTGAATTTGAGTTGTGGAATAATTCAGCTAATCCTTCTTCTAAACCAGCAAACGCTACTAAAGGTGATAAAACACTTAGAATAGCTAAAAAAATAAAAGTAGAAAATAACCCAAAATTAGCATCAGCAACATTAGATGTTATAGATTCATTCTTTAAAGATTAAATATGATTACACTTAGTATAATATTAGCAGTAACTATAACGGCTTCTTTTTTTGTTATTAGAAATTTAATAGTAAAAAACGAACGATTAGAAGATTTTATTACTAAACAAAGCGAAGCAGTTGTAGCTTGTGGTGTAAGATTAAAACAATTAGATCAAAAAGGTACATTTCATGCAGATGATGAAATTGGATTCTTTTTTAAATCAGTAGAAGAAATTCAAGAAGCTCTGAACGAGTTTACCCTTAAATAAAAATTAGTAAAAACCACATGTCAAAGAAACTTAAGTATGCCCCTACTCCTCCTCCAGAGCCAGTAGTTATTGAAACTCCAGAAACAGGTCCTAAAAAAAGAGGAAGAAAAAGAACAAAAAAACAATATTTTACCCCAGATACAGATTTAGCTATAAAAGAATATTTATCTACTTCTAATCAAGATGAAAGAGACAATATATTTGCTCGAAGAATACATTATCCTTTTTATAAACTAGCAGAAAATCTAATCCATACATTTAAATTTTACTATACAGAAGTAGATGATTTAGAAGACTTAAAACATGAAGTAATTTGTTTTCTTTTAGAAAAATTAGATTATTTTAAACCAGAAAAAGGTACTAAAGCATTTAGTTATTTTTCAATTGTAGGAAAAAATTATCTTATCTTATACAATAATAACCATTATAAAAAGAAAAAAGCTAAAGCAGACCCTTCAGCTGCAGATGAAGATGAGGGTGTTTTACGCCAATTAGGTAGAGATGATCGTAAACAAGATATAAAGGATTTTATAGATTATTTTACAGAATATACTGATAAACATATGTTCACTATTTTTAAAAAAACTAAAGATAGAAAGGTTTGTGATGCAATTAATACATTGTTTAAACGTAGAGAAAATCTAGAAATATTCAATAAAAAAGCACTTTATATTTATATAAGAGAAATGACAGGTGAAGACACACCAATTATTACTAAAGTAACTAAAGTACTAAAAAAACAATATAAAAAACTTTACACTGAGTATATTGACACAGGACATGTAAGAGTTTAATTCTTTCCATATTTATAACAAAATATATGGATCCACTAAAACAAGTAATATTTGACGATAAATCTTTCGGAGATTTATTAAAAGAAATTCATGGTAATCAGAAGAAAAAAGCAACACAAATTGCTTCTATGATTGCAGAATTACGCCCCTTAATTCAATCTTTAGGTGATGCTACAGTTGTAGTACCATTAATTAAAGAATATATGGAAATAAGTGTTAAAAACGATGACCATTTAATTAAAATGGCAGCTATTGTACAACGTTTATCTACATCAGGAACTAGCTCAGGAGATGGTGGTTTATTAACTGAAGATGAAATGGCTCAACTTCAAGAATTAACCGAAGAAATAGCTAAGACAGTAGAATCAGAACCTAAACAAATAGATAAACCTAAGGAATAATGCCTACAGTTAAATCAAACCAAAATGCAGTACATACAGCTAAATCAGGTCAATTTATTCCTGTAAAAGTAGTTGATGTTGTTTTAGATATGAATTTTCCTAACATAGAAAAAATAGGAGGATGGGACGCTTTAGGAACCATATTATACATTAAAGTAAGTGAAATAGTTAAAGATCCAGAAATAGAGTATAAAAGAAATATTAAAACGTTAATATCTGCTAATTCTTTAGCTAGACCTTTATTTTCCAATCAAAAATATTATCCTTTAAAAGGAGAAATAGTATTAATTTTTAGTACAACAGGTAGAGATATAATAAAAGATACATCAGAAACATATTACCTTAATAATATTAATATATGGAACCACCCACACCATAACGCACTTCCTAATCCTGATACTTATAAGGATAATGATGAAACACTAAATGATTATGTAAAATCATCGGGGGGGTTAGTAAGACAAGTACAAGATGGAGATTCAGAAATACCTTTAGGTGAATATTTTGATGAAAAATTAGATACAAAACCACTATTACCTTTTGAAGGAGACCATATATTAGAGGGTAGGTTTGGTAATTCAATAAGATTCGGATCTACATCACCGGGCCCTAATGACTGGTCATCTACGGGAAATACAGGAGATCCTATAACTATAATTCGTAATGGACAATCAGATGAATTAGACTCAAAAGGATGGGAACCAACAACTGAAGATGTAAATAGAGATCCATCATCTATATATTTAACATCTACCCAAAAGTTAGATAAATTTGTACCTGCCTCTTTAAATTGGCAGTCATGGGGGGCTAAACCAACAGTAATAGAAGATCCTCTAACAGCATTAGATTCTCCTGTTATAGAAGAATATATAGAACCAGAACCAACTACATCAGAAGAAGACATAACAAATGCATTAATAGCAAATGCCCCCACAGGAAGTTCAGAACCAACACCAGAAGAAACAATAGCAGCTGAGGATGATGCACCACCACCTCCTACACCCGAAGTAGTAGAAGAACAAGACGAATTATCATTATATGATGAATTAATTGAAAGTGGAGATTTCACTGAAGAAGATTTTGAAGTATTCGAAACAGAAACAATAACAGGTGTCCCTATAGGTGTAGATTACCAACCTGAAATGTCATCAACTTCCACTGCGGTATCAGTAGAAATTGGAAAAACACAAACATCTTCATATAGAACTGATGGTATTTTAGACACTGAAATGTTAATTGGAAAATATTTTAAATTATCTCAACTTATACATTCTGACACAGCTAAGAGTAAGGGATGGTCTAATATGCCTGGAGAAGACGCAAGTAAAAAATCTCAATGGACAGAAGAATATATAATTAGAAATTTAGAAAATCTTATGAAAAATGTAGGAGATTATATATATGAAGCCTTTCCAAGAATGACAATATCATCAGGATATAGAGCTAAACAATTAAATGACTCCTTAGGATCTTCAGACAGTTCTCATCACCCTCAAGGATGTGCTTTAGATATTCAAATTCCTGGAACCACCACAGCTGAATTAACAAACTGGATTATAGATAATATCCCTGCTTATTCTCAACTAATTTGGGAAAAACCAGAAAAAGGAGGTCGTAGTTGGACACATATTGCTTACAGAGATGGAGATAAAAGAAATAAAACAGATGTATATACTTCTAGAGAAAATATATTAGCACATTATGGTAATAAGAGAAGAGGAGGAGGAAAGTCTAAATATATGAATATAGATAGAGCAAAACAAAATTTAGTATAATGGAAAATCCAAAACAACCATACGAATACGAAGGTAAACAAGTAATAATAAATTCTGATAGATTATTATTTAATGCTAAAAGTGATTCTTTATTAGTGTATTCTAATAAACATATGGCATTTAGTGCAAATAATAATATCCACTTTGACACAGGAGATGAAGGTAATTTTGCTATAAATTCAAATAAAATATTTTTAGGTTTAGAAGGAGATAAAAACGAACCAGCTGAAAATGCTGTTTTAGGGGACCAATTAGAAATAATATTAAATGATACGTTAGAAATGGTAGAAAATTTATTATTTACCTTAGAATTTACATATCCTCCTTATTGTATAGCACCACCTACAGGACCCAATGTACCTAGTGGAACACCAATTTTTGATGTAACAAAACAACAAATAGAGGATATTAGAAATAATATACCTTTATTTAAAAGTGATAGAGTTAAATTACCAACAGATAATATGTATGGAAAATAAAATAATATGCAAAAAGTAATACAAAAATTATTGATAAAAAATCAAGGACTTCTTGAAAAAGCTAAAATTAAACTTAGAGATGAAGGAAAGAAATCTGTTTTAAAATACAAAAGCAAATTACCTACTCCCCAAACTTTAAAAGATAAATTTACTAGTCAAGTATGTACTAAAGCAACAGTAAATAAAGCAGAAAAAAATTATAAAAAACTTAAAAATTTTGCTAAAAAAATTCAAAATGCTTTAGAAAAATCTCAAAAAGCCCTTGAAAAATTACAAGCGTTAATAGAATCTGTATTAGCTATATTATTAAAAATAGCAGCATTAATAGCTACTGTAGCTGTTATAATAAATATCTTAAAAAAGGTAGTAATGGTTGCTAAAATAATGATAAAAGGAGTAGGAATGATACCACCACCATCCACAGCACCCTCGGGTCCTATTATATTAGCAGATAAAGCATCAACATTAGCCGAAGGTAAAATTTCAATATTAAAAATCCTATCTAAGTCTTTTATGAAGGCTTTAGATTTTCCACGAAATAAAGCAAATAAATTATTAGTTATAATTCTTAAAGGAATAGCAGCAATAGTAGCATTATTAAATTTAGTAAAAATGTTAATTCAAATGCTTGAAATGTTATTTTTATTACTTCTAAATAAATGCTCAGTTTCAAACCCAGGTGGAGACGGATCACAAACACAAAATATAGTAAATGGACAAACACCTGAAGAATTTTTAAGTGGTATGCAGTACCCTGGATATGATAGTAATGGTAATAATAACAATACATTATCCAACAACCCCTTTACAGATTTAGAGGCAAAAGATCCATTTGATTATTCAGACCCCCTAGCAGAAGTTTACGATTCTATATTAACAAACTTACAACTAACAGGAAACCAAGAAATTATAGAAAAAATATTTAATGCCAAATTTGAAATGGTAGGATATAGACGCTATAAAGTTTAAAAAACTTATATTTATTAACAAAGACAAACAAACATGAAAGCAAAAACTTTTGAAAATCTAATTAGAAAGGTAGTTAGAGAAGAAATTGATTATTCGTTACGTAGAGAAATTAAATCACTTAAAGAAGATTTACGTGATGAATTAAAACCAACAATAGTAGAACACACTGAAAGAATAAACGAAGTACCAGTAGCTACAAAACATTCCTTAAGAGAAAAGATAATGGGTAATACTCCCTTAAATAACAGAACACAACCCACTAAACAACAATATAAACCCCAAAATTATACATCTAACAGTGCATTAAATGATCTATTAAATGAAACAGCAGCAGGAAACACAAACACACAAACAGCTCAAGCACCTGTAAGTTTATCACAACCATTTGCAGGTGGTGGATCTCTACCTACGGATACAATAGGTATGCCACCAGAAGTAGCAAATGCAGTAACAAGAGATTATAGTGGTTTAATGAAAGCAATAGCTAAGAAAAAAGAAAATTAATAAATGGCACAAGAGGTAGGACAACAAATAAATATTAATCCGCTAGATTTAAATAATAATGTAGCGATAGGAGTTGTCTTTCCTTTTAACGGAAATGCCGTTTTTAATTCTTCATATACTACTCAAGACCAAGCAAAAAGTAACCTAATAAATATACTATTAACAGAACCGGGAGAAAGAATAATGGAACCTAATTTTGGAGTAGGATTAAAAAAACTTTTGTTTGAAAACCAAATTAAAGAAGATGAAGTAGAAGGTAGAATAAAAGATCAATGTGCATTTTATGTTCCTGAAGTAGACATAACAAATTTAATAATACAATTAATTCCTGATAGTAATACATTATATATAAGATTAACTTATAAATTTGTAATAAATAATGAGGAAGATTCAATACAACTTAACTTTCAATAATGGCTTATACTAAATTATCAAATAAATCGCAAGATAAAGATGTAAGGTATTTAAATAAAGATTTTAATACTTTCAAGCAACAATTAGTAGAATTTACTAAAGTATATTATCCTAGTACTTATAACGATTTTAGTGAAGGTTCCCCAGGTATGATGTTTTTAGAAATGGCAGCTTATGTGGGTGATGTTTTATCATTTTACACTGATACTCAATTACAAGAAACATTTTTAGCTTTAGCACAAGAAAAAGAAAATCTATACCATTTAGCTTACGCAATGGGGTATAGACCTAAAGTAACAACTACATCAACAACTAATTTAGATGTATTTCAATTATTACCTGCTAAAATAGTTGGTAATATTTATAAACCTGATTTTAATTATACTTTAAAAGTCAACCCAGGATCATTATTCGCATCTACAGAAGGTCCTATATTTAGATTAGAAGATAGAGTAGATTTTGAAGTATCTTCTTCTTTTAACCCTACAGAAACAAACGTTTATCAATTAGATAGTAATAACAACCCACAATACTATTTATTAAAAAAGAAAGCCAAAGCAATACAAGCAGATTTTAGATCACAAACATTTCCTGTAGGTATATCTCAAAAATTCTTAAATCTAAATGTAATAGATAATAATATTATAGGAATAGAATCAGTAACAGACTCAGATGGTAATAAATGGACAGAAGTTCCTTATATGGCTCAAGATACATTATTTGAAGATATAGAAAATATAGGGGCAAATGATCCAGATTTACATCAATATAATAACCAAACCCCTTATCTTTTAAAACTTAAAAAAGTATCTAAAAGATTTATATCCCGATTTTTAGCAGATGGAACCTTACAACTATCTTTTGGAGCAGGAGTATCTGATAAAGACGATGAACAAATAATCCCTAACCCTGATAATATAGGATTAGGACTTAAAGATGGTTCAAGTAAAATAAACATAGCTTTTGACCCATCAAATTTTCTATATACAGAAACATATGGAGAAGCTCCTTCAAATACAACTCTAACAGTTAATTATTTAATAGGTGGGGGAATAAGTGCAAATGTAAGTGCAAATACAATTACTAAAAATGAATTATTGAATATAACTCAAAAACCTAATTTAGTAATAGGAACAGCTAATTTTATAGGAGAATCAATAGTAACTACTAATCCAGAAGCAGCAACAGGAGGGGGAGGAGGAGATACTAATGAAGAAATAAGAATGAATACAATGGCTTCTTTTTCAGCTCAACAAAGAGTAGTAACTAAAAATGATTATATTGTAAGAACTTATTCTCTGCCTTCTAAATTTGGTAGAATAGCTAAAGCATATATAACACAAGACGATCAAATAACCCCCTTAACAACAGAACCCAATCGTATACCTAATCCACTAGCTTTAAACTTATATGTTTTAGGATATAATAATAATAAACAACTAACAAATTTAAATAAAGCTACAAAAAACAATTTAGCAACTTATTTAGAAGAACATAGAATGCTAACCGATGCAGTAAACATTAAAGATGCATTTCCTATTAATGTTGGAGTAGATTTTGAAATAGTAACTTTTAAATCATATAATAA